TTGTATTTCTCTTAATCTAGCGAGTTTCTCTTCTTGAGTATAAGCATCATAGGTAGATTTTGTAGCATTATCCTGTGCCACCTTATAAGCTATTAACCCTACTACTAATAATCCTAATACAACAGCGACAGCTCCTATTGGATTATTCAATAATGCAATAGTAAATCCTTTCATTGCAACAGTCCCACCAACGGTGGCAAGAGTCATAGCCGCTTGAGCGATAGCCCATACTTGAGTAGCTACCGTATGAGCAATTAAGGCCATTTTATTTATTACTATTGCCGCCGTAGATGCATGAGCACCTACAGCCGTTCCAGTCAATCCTATTCCTAATGCAATAACTAATTTTGTCATCGTTCCAAAAACAACTAATCCAGGGCCTAACGCAGCTAGTAATGCTCCTATTGTTAATATTGTTTTTTTAGTTCCTGAATCTAATGCCGTAAATGATTGTGTAAGACTACTAAGTTGCCTAACAATATCTTTAAGAATAGGAATAAATTCATCTACAAAAGATCGGCCTAATGCTCCTAGATCATCTTTTAATGTAGAAATTAAACCTTCAAGAGTTTGGGATGCAGCATTCATTCCATTATAAAATTTTCCACCAGCACTTGTAGCTGACTTAAATGCCGCCGCAACCATATCTGTAGTTATTGCTCCTTTACTCATTTTTTCTTGTAAAGAAGCCATCGTCTCACCAGTAGTTCTAGCAATTTCTTGCAATGGATTAAATCCATTAGTTACCATTGATCGTAAATCAGTACCTAATAATCTACCAGCAGCTACCATTTGTGCGTATTGATAACTTAATCCAGCAAATTTAGCACTATTACCTCCGGATACATCCCCTAACATTTGTAACGTAGGTAGAATTGAATCAGCTGTTACTCCATATTGTAATAATGATTTTGTTACATTTGCTAAATCAGTAGTTTCAAAAGGAGTCTTAGCGGCCATTTCCTTTAATGAAGCCATTAAATCAGCAGCTTTTTCAGCACTACCTAACATAGTAGAAAATGATGTTTCTAACATTTCCATTTCAGCAGAAGATTTTACAGCCGCCGTAGCTAACCCTATTAATGGTAATGTAACATAAGTGGAAAGACTTCCTCCTAATCTAATAGCACTATCAGCTAATTCAGTCATTCTATCTTTTAATGATTTTTGCTTTTTCTCTAATTCTATAGCTTCATTACCTAATTTGTAATATTCTTTTTGTAATTTTTCTATTCTAGTACTTAACGGATCGACACCTTGAGCTATTAGATTAGTTATCTCTTGTTTTAATACTTCCTGTTTTTGCTTAATTAAATCTACACTATTACCCCATACTGAAGCTTCACCATCTATTCTTCTAAACGATTCTGCAATATCTTTCGCGCTATTCGCTACTGTTTGAGACATAAGCATAAAAGACTTTTGGGCTAAATCAATAGAATGAGTAAATTGAGTACTGTCCCCTACGATGGAAACAACCATATCACCTATTGTTTCAGCCATTACACGTCTCCATACTTAGCTCGATACTCTTTTTTTCTTTCTTCAGATTTTGCCAATTCTTCTTCTTGTTTCATTCTATCCCGAATCTCTTTTAGTTCTTTTATTCTAGCTTTACTTATATGATTATTCTGTACACCTAATTGAATCTCTTTTCCATAGTTATTATACATAACTATTTGGCCAATGGACATTTCCCACAATAGATATTCTTTTGTCGCCCAAGCATACATCATACCCATCGAAGCGAATAGGCGCCCAAGATTTACTTCCTCTTCTTGGGCGCCTTCAGGTTTTTTCCTGTCACCTCTATTCCTGAATAACTTTTGAATAATGCATCCTGTACAGCTCCGGCAAACATCTTTACTTGTATAGGATCGACATTATCCATAAACCATTTTTTATCCATTTCAGGATATTTCCTAGAACAGAAAGCAACACAAAGTTCAATAGCTAAATCAAATGCTCTTCGTTGCTTTTCCTTATCTAATGTATCTATTCCTTCCTTATTCATTTTTATTAACTCTTGGACAATGTCATCTATCTCAAAAGTAATACCACAAGGAATAAATGATACATCAATATCTTTTCCATCTAGTTTTACAAACTTTGATTCTGGACGAAGAACATCGAGATTTTCTACTTTCATTTATAAAACCTTACGATACTAGTTTGGTAAAAATAGTTCCAGCGGTTAAATACTGTTTACAAGTAACAGTAAATGAATAAACATTAACAGGATCAGCATCATTATCTGACTTTAATGCAAGATTGAATCCACCAGGAACAGCCTTATTTATTACATAAGTAGTAGTCTGTGTAGAACCTGAAGAAAGCTTCCTAGTATTAACTAATTTCATCCCAATCCCTGATAGAAGCGAAACTTGGCCACCTACCGTTACAGTCCCGGAAGAAGGCATAGACATCATCCCGCCAGTAAAGGTAGAAAAAGCGCTTGCATCATATTCAATTAAATCAATTTCCATTGTGGCGGTTTCTCTCGATACACCTTCAATAGGATCAGGTGCATTTCCTGCTTGAGAAGTAAACATCTCAGGATTATAATTAAATGACTTTACCATACCCGCGCCAAGGTTGATGGTAATAGCAGCAGCTGTAGCCCCCGCACTACCTACATACATAGCGTAGTTGCCTGTCTCAACCTTAGAATCTGTTACCGTACTATTCTGATATAACGGCATAACTTTTCTCCTTTTATGCTATTGAAGTTGCTGGAAATATAATCATTATATCTATCGGTGCATTATACAAACCATCATCAGGTTCCGGAATTAGACCCTGCATTTGTTTTGTAAAACTTCTAGTTATACCAAATACACTACCACTAGAAGCATACCCATAGATTCCTGTTCCACTTGATCCATTAAATAAATCCTCTACTGTTCGAACTAACGATAATGCTGTTTCAGCCGTTACCGCTCGGCAATTTATTGAATAACTTTGTCTATAAAATCCGTTTTCTTTTTTCCCTCCTGCTATTTCATAATAATTTATACATGGAACCGTCGTTGTATCAGGCCTGTTACCATTATATATTCTAGTACTCACTATACTAGTAACAGCCGTAGCTTGATTTAATAATAACCCTATGCACTGACTAGGGGACATTATATTCCTCTACTCTGTAAATAACGTTCATGTTCAACAAGATATCCCAAAAAGAATTTTTTCATTACATTTTTTATTTTTACTTTAACTATTTCTAAATCTTTACCTTTTGCCATATCTAATGCAGGACGAAGAAATGGTTGTGAATCCATTTTTATAGTTCCGAATTCGACATGTGGACTATAATCAACATGGGTACCAACTAATGTTTCACCTTCTCTACTAGGCTTATCTATTTTCCTAAATGTTTCTATCCTATGATTTATTGGCGGTTCTTCTTTTGCATATTTACTAGGATTATCTAATTCAGTTCCATCTTCTATACTTTGCGTATTTATAGATGCGGCTAAATATCCATATTTTCTAGCACATAATACTTTTGCATTATTTTCTACAATTAACCCAACTTCATAACTTGATTTATTAGTAACCTCTTTACTTTGTATCTTTACTATATCCCCATTCCATTTTTGATTTATATCTATCCTGACCATTATGATATCCTCTCTAATCCTTGAGTGATTATCTCATGAAGATTCATAACGTCATCAGAAAATCCTACTCTTTTATATGTTTCACTATTAAAAGAAATAGTCTCGATAGCAGTATCAGTAGAAGCTGAAGTATCAAACGTATAACTACCATATTCATATACTAATTGATGCGTACTATTTTTTTCATATTTATCTGATAACCATTTATTCACCGATCCATTTTGCCAAATTGCACATAAAGGAATACTACTGCTAGTACTCGTAGTCGTAAATCCACCCATACCGTCTGTAGTGGAAATAGTGCGAATAACACTTACTTCCGAAACAAGATTCAAAAAATCTTTCAATGCCATTTTAATCTAGCCTACATAATTTGTAAGGATCAAGTTTTGAAATTATTTCTGTAGGGTACCCAAAGGGATTTTCATCCATACCAGTGTAACTTTCTGATAATGGCCCTAAACTTCTTGACCTAATCCCTGGTTTTACTTTACCTATACCAGTACTTGATCTAACATCATAATCATAATATACCATTTCCGCTGCTACTGATTTTACATCCTCTGGCCAATCAGCTCTAGCAAATAATATGACCTTACCTTCGCTATTATTATGATATTCATCTATTACGCTATAACTTGATGTTAATGTTAGAATATTATTTGTTATAGAAGATACTTCAGCATATTTATCATTTCTATATGATCCATAAATAAATAAATAATCCCCTGCTAAAAATCCATAGTCTTCCCATTTTTCAGTAGAAGCCGAAAGCGTTATTGTCCTTCCCGTAGCATTAAATCTAACAGATGATTGTATTTGTATATCATCACTAATAAAATAATTGTTTAGTATTATTGGAAGTCTAGCTTCTACTATTTCAATGAGCTTTTTAGATATAATAGTTCCTACCGTTGCAGTTATGGAAGTATAAACCGTGCATTCTGTAGCGGTAATTATAGTGCTCATACTATTCCTCTAAAAACATTCCCGAGCAAGCAAACATCATAGCAGCCGCATTCGCCGTAAATGCCATTAAATATTCAGTATTTTTTTTGAATACCCTTTGTGCTGCTTCACCAATAGAAGTTGATGTTTTACCTTGATTACTAGTAGAACCAAATACTTGTCTAGTCGCTATTAAACTTGTTCCTACTGTAGATACCGTAGAATCTTGATATAAAATAGTTTC